ATGCTAAATTGGAAGAAGAAGTGGCAAACTATCACATCAACAATATTCAGAATGGTTTACAGCCCTCTTTGTTGGTTAACTTTAACAATGGAATCCCTAACGAAGAGACTCAAGAGTTAATAGAGCGTAAGATATACGACAAGTTCTCAGGGTCGTCTAATGCAGGTAAATTTGTACTTACCTTCAATGATTCTGCTGAAGAGCAAGCTACCATTGAGCCCATTCACTTGCCAGATGCACACGCACAATATCAGTTCTTAGCTGATGAGGCAAGGGAGAAGATAATGCTTGGACACGGTATTGTATCGCCTATTTTGTTAGGTATTAAAGACAACACAGGATTCGGTAACAATGCAGAGGAGCTTAGAACTGCTTCTATCCTTATGGATAACATTGTTATTCGTCCATTCCAACAAGGCATTATAGATGGCCTTGAAGAGATACTTGGATTCAACAACATATTCCTTAATCTATACTTTGTAACGCTACAACCGATTGAGTTCACAGAGTTAGACAACATCTCTACTAAGGTTAAGAGAGAAGAAGAAACAGGCGAGAAGCTTTCTAAGCAAGAGCCTGAAGAACTAACTGACTTGTCAGACGAAGAGTTTGACGATTTGTTTGAAAGATTAGAAGAATTTGGAGAAGTAATCTCTGACGATTGGGAGCTGGTCTACTCAGAGCCTGTAGGTGAAGATAACGAGGAGTTTGACTTTACCAAGCTTTCAAGCGTTAAAGAAAGCGATGCGAAGCCTTCTAAGAGCAGTTCTCAGGATAATAAAGGGTATAAGGTCAGATATGCCTATGTGCCCGTTAGAAAGTCTCCTGATAGCCGTATATTCTGCACAAGAATGGAGTCTTTAACAGACAAGGATATTGTCTTTAGAAAAGAGGACATTGGACAGATGTCGTTTAGAGGAGTGAATAAGGAATTGGGACATCAAGGACGCAACTACTCACTCTTTAAATATAAGGGCGGCAAGAACTGTCACCATTTCTGGGAGAGAAGAGTATACAAGAAGAAACAACAAGTAAGCGAAGCTGAAGCATTATCTGAAGGATGGGAAGCGCCTAACAACCCGCAAGAAGTTGGGATAGCGCCAAAAGATATGCCGAACAGAGGAGCATACCCTAAAAGTTAAGCATTATGCCAAGTAAAGCATTATTTATAACGACAAAGGATTTAAAGCAGCGTTCTATCATTAGCGGTAATGTAGACCCTGATAAGATTGTACAGTTCATTGAGGTAGCTCAAGACACGCATATACAGAACTATCTTGGCGGAAAACTATACAATAAGATGCAAGACCTCATCACAGGAGGTACGCTTAATCAATCAGCCAACGCTAACTATAAAAGCCTTCTTGACACTTACGTCAAGCCTATGCTCATTTGGTTTGCGCAGGCGGACTATATTCCTTTTGCAGCATTCCAGATTAGCAACGGAGGCGTATATAAGCACAGAAGCGAGAATAGCGATAGCGTAAGTATGGAAGAAATCAATATGCTAACTAAGCGCGCCTTAGAAACAGCGGAGTTCTACTCAAGACGCTTTATGGACTATATGGACCACTATAGCTACTTATTTCCTGAGTACTTAGAGTCGTCTAATGAAGATATGCACCCTGACAAGGATGTTAACTTCGGAGGAATCTTTTTAGGATAGTGGGCAAGAAAAGAGGTAAATACACTCCTAAGGAGGAGAACGTACGCAAGCTATTTGCTTTTATTAAGCAGATAGAGCAGAAACAACAAAATCAAGAAAAAGAGTTACCTATAAAGGACGGTAAGTAGTGGCACTATTTCAAAGAAATAATATTGGATGGGGAAGCGTTTATCTTATTGATGACGTAGTAGACGGCATTGTAGAGACGTTCGCCGACCTTTCAACTATAGACCCCTTATTTGTGGGAGATATTTATTTGGTAAAGACTACTACAGGTGTTATAGCAATAAACAGAAAGCAAAAAGGGCTGTACAGATGGAATGGCGAAACTTGGGACCTTATGCAGACACAAATGCTTGGCTCTTTAGTGGCCTTCAACAACGCAGGCACAGATATACAAGCAAGCACTGTAGAGGATGCTATAAAGGAAGTAAATAGTAAAATGGACCGTTGGGATAAAACAACATAATATATGGCAAGTTTAGCGAATCAAACCATCTCAAGTACATACGATGGACTCATTAAAACATCAACTGACCAACCTGTAGGTATATCAGGTGTGCAGCTCTTAGAAGACGGTGTAGGAAATACCTTAGCGCTGTCGGTCGGTAGAGCGAATCAAGGAGTAACGGTAACAGGTACTTTAACAGCTACTACTTTAACAGGTACTGTCTCAGCTACCTCTGTACTTGCAGACGGTGTTACAGCGACTACTCAGTCATTAGGAGATAACTCAACTAAGGTAGCTACTACGGCTTATGTTGATGCGCAGGTAACAGCCTCTGATTTAGACTTCGCAGGTGGAACAGGAACAGGCGCAGTAGATTTAGACTCTCAGACGTTTACTATTGCGGGTACTGCTAACGAGATTGAAACCTCAGCAAGCGGACAGACGATTACTATTGGACTGCCATCTACTGTAGGTATTACTACTGCGTTAGGAGTGGGTACTTCGAGTCCTGATGTTGAAGTTGAAATTGCTTCTGCTGCCCCACAAATAAGACTCACAGATACAGACGGTGGTTATTGTGAAGTTGGGAATGCTTCAGGCAACTTGTTATTACACGCAGATAAAGGAAATACCGAATCAGGCTCTTATATGCGTTTTCACGTTGATGACGTTGAAAGAATGCGCATAACGAGTGGTGGTAATGTAGGGATAGGCGAGTCAGACCCTTTAGCTAAAACTCACATAAAGTCAGGTAATTCAGGATTTGCGGGTTCTTTAGGAACAAACTATGATGATTTAGCTGTTGAAGGTAGTGGAAATACAGGAATCACAATACTGACACCGAACAACAATAATGCAGGTATCGCCTTCGCTGATGAGGATTCTGAAATGCAGGGATTGATACTATATTCTCACGGTTCTGATTTTATGTCTTTTAGAACCGCAGCACAAGAACGTATGCGCATAGACAATGCGGGTAACGTAGGGATAGGAACGAGTAGTCCTGAAGCAAAATTAGAAATTGAAGATAACAACACAGCTAAAAATGTACTTTTAAAAGTAACTGCTGACAATCAAGACTTAGTTGGTATTGTTGTTGGTAACGATAGTGTTACGGGTGGAACTACTGACACTAACGGATTAAGACAATATGTTTTAAATAACGGTGTTGCTGAAATTCAAAACAAATTTAATGGAGGCGCAGGTAGTTTAGCATTAAATAGTAATGGCGGTAACGTAGGAATAGGAACGAGTAGTCCTGCACAACCGCTTCACGTTAAAAATTCTGCATCTTCTGCTTGTCGTTTTTTATTGGAAAACACAGGAAGTTCATCTGTTGACTCAACGCAAGTTTGGTCGCAAAACAATGACTTAGTTTTCAATTCAGGAGGCTCAGAAAGACTCCGCATAGACTCTACAGGTAACGTAGGGATAGGTAAAGTTCCTCAATCAGACTCTACTTTTACTACATTAGAGTTAGAGGGTATTACTCTTTTAAACACATCTACCGACTTAAATCTTGCCAAAAACGCATATTATAATGCAGGATGGAAATATCAATCTACTAATGCTGCTACGCTTTATAATACAAGTCAAGGCGTACACGCTTTTTATAGTGCGCCTTCAGGAACTGCGGGAACTGCCGTAACTTGGTCAGAAAAAATGCGCATTGACTCAAATGGTCACGTAGGTATAGGACACGCAAGTTTAGGAGTAAGGCTTGATGTAAATTCAGGTGCTACAAATCAAGTAGCTGTTTTCCGCTCTACTGATGCGGGTGCTTATGTTGGCTTTGCAGACAATACAACCTCTTTAGATGGAGGGGTTTACTCTTATGTAAGTATTGGTGCGTCAGGCAATGATATGATACTTGCTACCAATTACGCAGAAAAAATGCGCATAGA